AACTATATCAACCAAATGGTTATTTGAGTTACTGTAATTTCCGTTATTGATTATGTTATAGCCCGGAGTGTTAGATATACTGTTGTTTGAAATGTAAATATAATCGTTACCATCCGCATAACCAAAAGCAACATTAGCAAATTTCAAGAAAGCGCCCGATACCATTTCAACTGTATCATTAGCATCATCCACTGTTTGTATATCAGAGTATATGGTGTAAGGTGCTGCGTTAGAATCATAACCATTAGTTGATACAATTTCAATATATTGTCCATTGGAAAACAATTCAGAAACCGGAACATTAATATTATAGAATTGTATTGTTTTTGTGTATGTGTTTGAACCTAAATCAGCCGACAACTCAACATAAATGTCCGGTGAATTTGCTAATAATTGTAGAGAATTAGCAAACAAGTGAGCTGAGTTGGAGTGCATGTTGAATGTCCCGTCAGACCTCAATAAGTCTTTACCAAACAATCTTAATCCTGAGGGGTGTAACAATCCCTTAACAGCATCTCTATATTTAAATATTGGTTGGGAAACGGCAATCTCATATGAGAAGTCGTTATATTTCTCCGACTGTAACAGTGAATATGAGCTAGGTTGATGGTCCGATGAAATGTAATAGCCTTCTTTAGAGTTTAATATCTGAACATAGTTAGCTGACGCTCTTGCATTACCATCGCCGTAAGTTTTGATGCCATTGATGTAACCTAAATTATCATAAGCAGAAGTAATACTGAATGTCGGATTGGTATTATTGATACCCTCACCGGAATCGACATATATGACAGAATTTATAGAAGGACTTCTATTATAATTGTATGTTCGTAAAACATATACATCATTTAAATTATTAACTGTGTCATTGAAAATTATACTCTGATTGGAAACGAAACCGATATAATTAATAGAATTTAAATCTTCAGGGTCTTCAAGTTGATATATTCTAGAATCTCTAGGAATAGAAGATAAATTGGTGTTAGATATAACCAAGTCTTGAATTCGTAAAGATACACTAGGAGCAGACGAATAATCTGTACCACCGGAAGTTACAGTAATACGTTTAACTAGACCAATACTGTCGGTTACCACCGAGAAACTTGAACCACTACCCAAAACACAAGGTACATACAATGAAGCTCCTGATGCCTGAACATTTGCGGATTCTACAGACAGAATAGGAAGAGACTCATCTTTATATCCTAAACCACCAAGTGGCATAATAACGTCACCTGTTGTATCATAAACATAGGATACTTCTGTTATTGCTCCATTAGATGAAACATTAGTGACATTAGCGAAAGCACCATATCCACTACCTCCAGTGAACTTGATAGTATCGTTTATTTCATAACCAGAACCACCAGACCTGATTAAAACTGGAGCTAATATTCCCAATCTTCTCAATTTATGTGAATCTTCAAAATTACACGGATAAACTGAATCTGCTATAATAGTTGGAGTTGAAGGATAACCAACACCACCAGAATTAACAACAATAGCAGCTATAGGTAAACCATAATATGTTGAAAAGGTTAGAGCATCAATTAAAGATGTGTTTGCGTTAGCATTAGGATAATCAAATAGAAAATCAGCAGAATCTAGTGTAATATCAACTCGGTCATTAATTGTGTTGCTTGATGAAATCTTATCAAATACTACATATGATATTTCGGAGTTTGGTGCTGGAGCATAGTTATTCACTTCTATATCTGCACCAACGACAGGAGGCGCACTAATTAAAGTGAACTCTGTGTTACCATCAATGTAACCATATCCTCCATTAATAACACCAACTCGATTTATTGATCCACTTGTCGTTTCAGAAATAAAAGCAGTAGCATGTTGTGAATCTTCTGAAACCAATCCACCATAGAAAACAACAGGGTCTCCGACTTTATAATTAGAGCCTTGATTTTTTTGGTCAATTGAAATTGAAAGAATTTCACCTAAAATTTTACCTGTAATTCTTTGCGAACCAACAATTGTTGAATCTACCAATTCACCGTCTAATGAATATAAGAATTGATTATTGTTGTCGATAACAAAAATGTTTTCGCCTGGTTGAAATTGTCGCCCTATATCTGAAATATAGACATTGAATTTGGTACCATCTCTTTTGCTAATTTCAATCGTAGCAATTGATTTTGATGTTTCTCCAAATATTTTGTATCCTCGTAAGACACTTTCGTTCCTGAAAATGGAATTGTCGGATGTCACCTTTAAAAACTTAGGAGCAAACCAATTACCCATAGATGCTCTAAGAACTAAATCACCAGTAATCAGAATATCAACATCACTGTTGTATAATAATCTGAACAATAACTTATACGAGCTGGGTGTACCTTTAGTGGTGTATATTTCTCTAGCGATTTTTAATACTTTTCTTTTATCCGCTAAAGAATCTTCCGGAAAGTAAGGTAGAAATTCATCAATAAAATATTGAACAAATTCATCTAAAGTTTCATCAACATCAAAATAGGATAATAGATGTTTAGATTCGTATGTTATCTGCTTTGTTTGCTCTAACCATTCGTAATATGCTTGAACGAAAGCAACAAAGTTTTCATAACTAGTATCATCCCGAACGAACTCAGGAAGTTGTGATGGAATTAGACTTGATATTTTTTCGAATAAAGGATTCATATTATCTTGCAGTTACATTAACAACAATTGAGTTTGGATCAAACGGGTCAATTGTCAGTAGTCTATTTTTGTTTGATGATATAATTGTAGTTTCTGGAGGAATCGTTAGCGTCAACTTACCAAATGGGTCGTTAATCTCATAAGGAGCAAATTCAACCAAATCAATAATACCATTTAGGTAATCTATTGTTCCAACATTTTCATTTAGAATTGTTTTTACACCATCAACGAAATAATAAGAACGAATTCTACCGAATTGTCCTTGAAGTACAGCATAAGCTGAACCGGTCACTCCGGTTGTATCATCTGGTGCAGCTGTTATTGTTACAATAGCTTGAGTATAATTACTACCAGGATTATCAAGAACGATATCATATATGTATCCATTCTTAATTAGGGCTCTTGCTGTAGCACCAGAACCGTCGCCAGTGATAGTAACTATTGGGTTTTTGGTGTAACCGAAACCAGGATTTATTATCTTAATTTCTTGTAACCCTGATGAATTGAATGGAATCTCTTCTAAATAAACTTCTTCATGTAAGGTTGACGATGAATCGTAATATTGTATTGATGGGTCAGAATATAATCCAGATTTGTAAATAGCTCTACGAACTGGAACACCATAATTTAGTGTGTAGTTGTCCACTTGTCCAGTTAATGGGTAGAATTTCTTTTGGACATTAATTGAACAATCATTCGAAATTATAGATGAATTTGAATTTTTAATAGCAACCAATAAATCAGCCATACTGAAAGTTGAATTAAATTTATTCAGTGTAATATTGCCAAAGTTTTGAATTGTAGCTTTGACTAGTTCTTTCATTTGTTGAGATGACAAACTTGTTGTTCTTTGGTCATAAACCACATCAGCTATTACCTGAACGTATGTGTAATCTGGTTCGACCATAACAGGTTGAATAGTCAAAACAGAATTTGGTTTAATGACTTCATTGATGATTCTTTCTTTTTGGTTCTGTGTTAATGTGTAAGAACCTTCAGGTTTAGCACAAATAAACACCTGACCGAAATTTGGTGGAGTATTTTCAGCACCACTCCAAGCAGTAACATCATCAAAATTATATCCAATCTTGTTTGATGATAATAAGGCTATATAATCATCAGTTGTGACTGCTCTACCTTGTGTTGCATAGATTTTAGGAGCAGTGTATTTGATAGATTCGATATCTTCTTTCTCACTGCCACCACTAGATGGTGATTTTGGATTGATTACAACATTTGGATATCCAATAGAATCCAATAATACAAAGTTATTAGCACCAAAAGATGATATTCCATTGGTAATTAAATAAGAAACTTGAATGACATTACCATCATCTAATTTTTTACCTAATATTCCATCACCAAAATAAATCTCATACTCACCTGTTAAACTCTCTTGTAGGTAATATATTCTCGATTCACCATCTTTAGTGGAAAAGTCATCAGCTAATTGATATGTAACAGGAGAAATGGAAGTTGGAGAAGGTTGAACTCTAACTTCTAAAGTTGAAGTATCAATATTAGCATCCGGTAAAGTGAATACCTGTTTAGGGTTAGACTGACTATTGTAAGAAAAATTTAACGATATAGGTTCACCCTGGTATATCTCCAAATCATTAAATATAACAGTGTTTGCTGATGTGTTTTCTGTTATAGCTTCTTTAGTGACAAAGGTATAATTTACTCCATCGATAGCTTCAGATTGGAATTTTGTAAACTTATTTAAGGTTAAAGAAGAAACTGGAACATTATTGACTTGTAAGGTTATAACCGCAGAAGGAGAAACAGAACTTCTTGGTGTATAATTTAATAACTTAGCATGAGATATCACCGAACTTCTCAATACAGCTGTATCCATAAACATCTCATTAGCAACCATGTTTAGGTAGTATGAGTTATAATGGGTGTTATATGCTAAAACATCCAGAAGAACGGATAAACCAGAACCTTCAAAATCATAATCTTTAAATTTATCCTGAGAACGAAGGAATGTTTTTAGATTTTCTTTGATTGAATCGAAATCTAAGTCTGTAATTTGAATATTTGAATTAGCTGCTGCCATTTATCTTAACCTTTGCAGAACAAAATTTACAGTTGTTGGTTCTGTTCTATTATTAATGAAAAACGAAATAATAACCGAATAGAAATTATCATCAGGACGAACCTGAACAATAACCTCTCTTAATTTAACTCTTGGTTCAAAATTCTTAATTGTATCTTCTATTTCTCTTTGTATATAATTAGCTGTCAAAGGTGAAACAGGTTCAAAAAGCATTTTACGAACATTTGAACCCTTCTCAGGATGAAAAGGTGCCTCATAGTGATTCAATAATATCAAATTACGAACAGACCTTATTACAGCCTGGTCGTCAACACTTAACACAATATCCTTTTTGATTGGATGTTTTGTGAAAGTTAAGTCTAAATCTGAATATCTGTTTGAAATTGGAGTGGCCATGTTGTATTTATATTAGTCTCCGATGAATACATCTGGTGAACCTTGTGCCACGGCAGAACCACAAGCAATAGCATCACCTATTCTAGCTGCTTGTTTTTTGTTGACATAAACTGAAGGAGAACCTCTGGCTAATTTAGAATCATGGCACCTATCGTCACAGCAATGTGTTACCCAATGGTCACCTTGTCTGTGTGCTGATATTCCATTGATAAAGACATTATCAGAGCCTTCATCGTTGACTCTTGGTGGATAACATCCGTGTCCAGTACAAACATCACCTAATCTAGTAGCCGCTGGCATTAATTTCTCCTAAACAATCGACCAAGATGAGCCTTCTGGTATTGTAATTACAACACCCTCTTCTACAGTTATTGGGCCAGCTGTAACTCCATTTTGTCCGGTGGGTATAGTATAATTAGATGATATTGTGTTGTTATTTAAAAGAATAGCTCCACCTGCGCCAGTTCCACCACCGCCACCGCCGCCGTTACCTAGAACGTACTGAAAATTTTCATCTAATTCGGATAGGGGTATTGGTCCTACTCTATCCGCAAACGTATTTGGTATCATTCGTTATTCCAATTTACTGAGCTGCCTGCTCTATTTACCCAGATAACAATATCGCCAGAATTATTAACCCAACTAACAATACGTGTTTCTTTCTCAAAGAATCTGAGAAGTTCATCTCTGCCTTCTGTCCAATCATTTTCTACTATTATCGTATAAACTTGTGTTTCGCCGTTAGCTTCAGCCGTATAGGTATAAGTGAATCTCCTATCAACAGAAGCTTTAAAGTAGTATATACCGTATAACTCATCCAGTTTGATGTCCTCGAAGGAATCAACTGTGACGAATCTATCATCTTCAGTTCTATAACTAATACTTTCGGGAAACACATCAGTATAAAACCCAAATATTTTATTACCTGATACTGTAACAGTTGGATTATTTAATGATGGAGTAATAGTCACAGGAAAACTTACACCAAAAGAATCGGTGTAAGTTATTGTGTGTTCTAAATTTTCCTTTTCATTTACGGTATTTAGGATAGTATTAGTTGGCAAAAAAGGCATATTATGCTAAATTCGAATATCCGTAAGAATGTCTTCTATGATTAAAAAATGTCATATTTTTTGATTGGTCACTTGGTGGCCTATTTCCATTTGAATTAAATGAAATGTGGATCCAAGGTAATCTAGTGCCCGTTGATTTGTATTCTAATAACATTTGGTCATATGCAACATTATCTCTAATCCATAGAGCTATGTCATAATACAATTTATTATTTTTATTTGCGGAATGAAACTGAATATCGCAACCTTGTCCGGTCTCGTGTTGACTTTTACCAGCAGAAGATCCTTCTGGTAATCTAAATGCGTTAGTCACAAACATATCTGGATATTTGTCTTTTATTGGATCCAAAACATTGGTTGCTAATAATTTCAAGTTACAAACAATTTGACCTTTAGTTAATCCCCTTTGAGCAATAACTCTTGTCTGAGGTAGAACCGATTTGTTTGATAATTGGCCAAGATTGAAATACTTAGACAATTGTAAATCATCAGGATAATCAGATAAAACATCTGAACCATCACAACTTAATGTTGATGGTGGAACAGATACAGCTAAATTTTTATTTTGTTCAGATACCACAGGTCTTTCATTTATTTGTTCTTGGGTATATACACCCCGTTCAATTTGTTTTCTGATATATTCATCTGTGCCTGATTCACCTGCATCATAGAAAACTGACGCATAATCAGCAGCATCAAATAATATAGCTGGTTGAATGTTTGGAATTCTAAATTTGCCTGTTGGCCAAGCTTTATATGTTGTCATTTTGGACCTTTATGATAAATAAATTTCACGTTCTTGTTGTCTTCTTGTTACCAAACCAGGTAAAACTTTGCCAGCTGCCTTTGTCCAAGTTAATATCGAATCTCCAGCAGCAAGTTTATCTCCTGCGTTAGTAAATCTCAATAAATCGGATTTACCGAAGTTACCTAGACCCACATTATAAGCGAAAGATACCATAGCATCGAATTGCCCCTGAGTGACACATGAAACTTTCAGTTTCTTCTTGACACCTGTAGCAAAATCATTTACAATTCTCTGTAAATCATCATCAGCTTGAGCTCTGGTTATTGTATCACCCAAGTTCACTGGTCGACCCAGTGCCTTAGCTGTGAAACCATAACCAATCGTTATTGGTTGTCCTTTGGTACCAGGATCCACATAAGCGTTTTCTCTGAATCCTTCTTTTTCTTTGATAACTTTTAGACCATTTTCCGATACAGTCAAATTTTCTATAGGTATACAAACACCATCAGACAAAATAACTGGAGTTGGTGGAGCCTGTTCACTTGCTGTGTTTGCTTCTGAAACGCCAAATTGTGGTGTGTATTTCAATGCTTCACCCTGTTCAGGAGTAATATCTTCAAGATTCACCACATCCAAATTGGGAACAGGAACAGATTCTTCTTCGAATTCTGGTTTATTGTAATCTGAACGGAATGGAGCTTCAGGTATATTAGCTGACCTAGCAACATCACAGTTGAGGTCGATACGGCCAGCATCAGCAGCAAAACTCGAACTCAACATGTCGATTTTACCAGAAACATCAACATTGAAACTGGATGCTTTAATGTTAAAAGCTTCACCCGCAGTCAAATTGATACTACCAGCTATTCTAGCGGACACATCGTTTCCGCCTATAATGTTAATGTCACCTCTAGCTAATATATTAACATCAGAATCCACTGTAATGTTTACATGACCCATCACATGAATCATGTCATCACCCATGATTATTTGGTAGTTATTTTTTGTTATCTTTTCTACCTTAGTTCCAGTTGGATACATTTCAAAGAAAGAACCAGAACGATGCATCATGTGAATACGTTCACTACCTGGTGTATCATCCAATTCAAACACATGACCAGATTCGGTTTCTAAAACATTATTGAAAGGTGGTGTGGTGTTGTATGCCGGATAAGGTTCATCCCAATACAGACCCTCTGGACCTGCTGTTGGTACTTGTTTGTCTAATGTTTTTCTTCTTTGGCCAACATTAGTTTCATTTATATTTTCGTTTCGATATAATCTACTTGTTGTCGGTTCATTGAGATTAAATGGCCAACGAGATGCGGCTTGACTCTCTTCAATAGAAGCACCAGTTCCATCAGTTGAATAATTAATCTTATCTGGACCTCTTGGAGAACTCCCCAATTCAATTTCACTTCTTGGGTCGGCAAACCCTTTAGATGGATTAGGAGACAAATCGGGAATGCCAGGAAGAACTCCCATGATGATAGGAGCTTGAGCTGATTCGCCATCCGAAAAGAAACCAACAACATATTGTCCTTCTTTTATCGAAGATGTTGTTGTTGAACCATTTGGAGGTAACAGAGGTTGACCCCACGGTAATTCAGTGGTAGGAATTAAAGATTTATCATCGGTGTGCCATCCGAAAGCTCGAATTTGCACTCTACCTAAATTTAGGGGGTCTTTTCTGTTTTCAACGACCCCAATAAACCAAACAAAACCATCAAGACCAATAAAATTAGTACGGTGCATTATCTTCCTCTAATTTCTTTCCAAGCAGGCAAATCATTCTGGAAATTATAATAAGGTGTTTTCAAACTCTCTTTACTTATCTCCAATATGGTTATGAATTTATTCTCTTGGTCTATTTTATGTCTAAGAGCTGTAACCAAAAAGTTACCAGAATAATATTGGTCCCACATCCTAGTTCCATCTTCAATGTATCTATTTTCTGGTAACATAAACTCAATTACAGTACCGACAGTAATCAGTGGGTCTCCAGGTATTGATATTTTATACCTAATGGTGTTCAATTGTGGAATTTGTGATGTTCTATAAGGTACATATTTCTCAATATTGGTATCTCGGATAGATGGTTGTTTGGTTTTAATGTATCTAT